CACCACTAGTCAATGCTTGTTGTGTAAAACCACCGGCTATTTGTTCAATAACTTCTAAATTAGTATTAGTTTTTGTTCCCCATGTACCGGCATTTTCACCAGTTGCTTGTAGTTCTATACCTAGCGGTGTATATGTTGAAGCCATATTTTATCTCCTATGCGACGTCACTATATGTTATATTTGTACCTGTTGCAACATCAGAATACGAAATATTTGAACCTGTGTCAACGTCTGAATAAGCTTGTATTCCAAAGCCTGTTGAAGTTCCAAATGCGGCAACAGAGGACGTCATTTGTTGACCTGTTAACCCCATTACATCAACAGGTGATATTGAACCTACAGAAGATGTAGCAGAAACACCTGTTAATCCCATTACATCCGCAGGTGTTATAGATCCCACAGATACAGTCGCTGAGACACCTGTTGGAATTATAAGAGGATTTGAAGTAATAGTTATATCACCGATACTTACTGTTGCAGAAACGCCTGATACTCCCATTATATCTGCAGGAGTTATTGAACCAACGCTTGCGGTGCTAGAAACTCCTGTTAGTCCCATGACATCTGCTGGTGTCAATGTTCCAACGCTTGTTGTTGCAGAGACCCCCGTTAGTGCAACTGTTACATTACCAATTATTGTAGGAGAACCAACACTTACTGTTGCAGAAACTCCTGTCACTCCCATTACATCTGCAGGTAAAATAGATCCCACATTCGATGTTGCTGATTGACCACTTAGTAATATTGTTCCTTGAATACCCCAGGCATTATCATTCCAAGCTTGTCTGCCCCAACCTGAATTTATTTCTGCTGAAATAGTTACAGATCCTACTGACATTGTTCCAGCAACGCCAGATAAAGTTACATCTAAAGAACTCTCACCCCAGTTTTCATCGCCCCAACTATCAGAACCCCAACCTTGTTCAGGAAAAGATTTTACAGTTCCAACTGAAGATGTTGCACTGACACCTGTTAATGAAACTACTGCTGTATTAGATTGCCAGGAGTTTTGATTCCATGCAACTGAGGGATTATCTCCACCCCAAATTGATGTTTCTGACATAAGGAGTTCCTCCTTATGCTATCCTGATAATAGCGTTAGTTGAATCCGCTGTTGGGAATTGAATTGTAAAAGTTCCACTTGTTACAGTTTTATCAGAACCAAATGCGATCACTGCGCAAGCCGGATTTCCTGTTGCTGTATCATTGTAAATTAACGCACCGTTTGCTGTGAATGATGCGCTTGTAAAACTTACATCAGCAAAATCACAAACTGCTGTCGTGCTTGATGCTACAGGTGTAACACTCGTTAATTCTGCTCCACCTGATGTGTACGCAGTTCCAGATGAGTTTGTAATTTCATTTGAAGTTGTAAAAGCTGTAGTTCCTGCTCCTAAAGTTGCAGAACTTGTATATAATGCAATTCTAAAAGTATTTCCTGTTGTTGCTGTAAAATTATGAACTCCTTTTAAAAGTTCTACTTTAAAACTTGTGCATATTGCAGATGTTATTGCCATAATTTTTCTCCTACGGGTTTGCTGAGGTCACCGGAATACGAACAGCACCATCAGTATAGTCGTCTCTTCGTCTTCTACCAACTTGCTCATTAGCAAACTTCTGTACCTCTTGTTTATACTTATTTTCATATAGTGTCAACATATCTATCGGACCTTTTAAAAAACCATATGCCTCTGATAGACAGCAATATAACAGTCCATTTGGAAAATTAAGACTGATATAATTGGTATCATTATTCTCTAATAACACAGGCATCGCATTAAAATGCACTCTAAATTTGTAAGCTTGATCTGGAGTGGGTGCTAAAGCTATACGTCCTGATGTAGTATCGGACTCCCCTGTTGCTCCACCATACATTGCGTAGTATTTAGGTTTGCCTCTTTTTGCAGATTCTGTAGATGGCACATATTGTTGTAAATATGTGTAGTCTTTTTTTTCTAAATAATCATTATCTCCTGTAAGAGCGCTTGTAGAATCATAAACTTGTATACTTCTTATAAATAAACATCCTGCCGGGGCGTTTACTTGATCTTGCCCTGCAACAAAAGATCCAGTCTGTTGTTTTCGATCTGCATCGATAGGTATGTCTCTAAATATTCTATATTGCGCATTTAAGATTATATTCTCTAGAACAGCATCTGTTAAAACATTAGAGTCTGTTTCAGTATAACTTCTAATCTGTGTTTTTAATCCTGATGCACTTAATCCAGCCATTATTTAGCTCCTGCTAATTCTCTACAAATAGGACAACTTTTTTTAAATCTATTGTGAGTTCCACACTTCCATTTTTCCGGCTCGTGCACAGGTATTTCAGGCTCTGGGACTTTTGTAAAATACTCTACATGTTCATCCATGTCCTCTGGACATTGACATTGCTTAATACCAACTACCTTACAAAATAAATTTTTAATCCATTTAATCATGCCGTTACCGTTACTGGTCCCGCTGATGCAGAACCGCCTCCTCCTGTCTCAGTTATACTAGATGTTGTGCCTGTTGCAAAGGTATATTTATCATCATTTACTTTAGTAATTAAATAACCCGCAGCCAGATTTATTGTTGCCGCAGCTACCCCTCCAACAACAGTTGCATCTCTAAATCTAACTCTATCATTTGTTGATCTACCATGATCAGGTTCCTCTACAGTTATCGTTGTAGATCCATTTGTTGTAGTAAATGGATTTAATGGCAAAAGATTTGGAACCGCAGTCTCTATTCTATCAGGTCTTACATGTCTAAGTGATATCGAATCACCGTTCATTGGTTTAGGTTCTAACTGTGGTTGCTTTGGTTCAAACTCTGACACGTGCACAAAAGATCCATTCCATTCTCTCACCATCTCTTTGTATGGAAATTCCATACCAGATCTATCTGATATCGCTCTCGCATATTTACCTGTTGCATACTTTGCCATTATTTGACTCTTCCGCCTTTCATAAATGCTCTACCTAATCCACGTTGTGCAATTCCACCACCTCTTAAATATTTTGATCCACCCATTCGTAAATCTTTTATTTTTTTCTCTTCATCTTTTTTCTTAAAACCTTCTTCAATTTTAGGACCAACCATCTTTTGTTTTTTCTTTTGCACTCCGGGTTCACCATATCCTCTGTGAAGTGGAGGAGATCCTAATTCATCGACATTGTAAAAAGGACTTTTTTTATCAAATTTAGGAAATTTATCTTTTGCACCAGGTCCCGGTTTAATTTCTAAAGGAAATAATTTTTTACGTATACTTTTAATAATTTTAGGTGTCTCTTTTATTTTTGTTACCATAATTAATTACCCATAGGTTTATCAACCATACTTGTTTTGCCACCTGCTTTTACGGTTAAAGTGATTATATCACCTACATCCATAGCACCTAATAAAGATTCAAAATCTCCAATAGGTAAAGGTTCGACTCCTAGTTCTCTGACTGCTCTTACATAATCTTTATATTTTTCCATGTTATACTCCCGGATAATAAGCTTTAGGCGTAATGTGTGTGCTTGAAGCTGATCCGTCCTCCGCTAGTGCTCTTGCAAACTCATCCTCATAAGCCAGTTTTGTAGCTTGAAGAAGTTGCGGTTGATATTTTTGTGCGAGATAATATGCAAGTCCTGATACCATGCAAGGCACAAATCTAAATGGTACATCGGTTGCATTTGTGTAGTCTCCAACGTCTTGTATTCTTTTTATAAAGAAAAAATGCATATCTTTAGATGCGTTTGTAGAATCAGGTGTAGGGTAGATGTGTATCGTAACCTTATCTATAAATCTCTCTACCCAATATTGATTGGGTGTACCTTTAGATAATTTGTTTGAGAATCCTGCATATGTAGACCTATCTACTTTAGTCATTGGGCTGTCTGACTGTGTAGTCTGTGTTCTGTTAGATCTTAATTGTGCCTCAAGAACATCAGATATACCAAACACGCTTGCTGGATCTGTGGTTGTGGCTGACGTGCCATCATCACTTGATCTAAAAAAATCATAATCTGCTTGACCTTCTATAAGGTCTAAATTAGTAGAACCCACTTCCCAATAATGAATACCTCTATTACCCCATTCTTGAAATAGAATATTAAGAGATCTTCTAGCAGATTTAAGTTGATAACCTGCTACAGAATTTAATCCGATACGTTCGAAAGCATCTTCTATTATTTCATCAACAGCAAAAGTTTTATCGAACGTTGTAGTGTTCGAAGTGGTATTGGCCATTTAACCTCCTACCCATCAAAGAATGTCGTAACACTAACAGCTGTTCCTGCAGGGATATCTAAAAAAGCTCCTGAATCAAACAATACCCCGTCATCTGGAATATACGGGTCGATATAATCTTTTGTAGTTGTAGCAACTTGAAAAGAAAATAAAGCCGTTCCTGATTCGGGTGTTGAATTAAAGTAACCTATATTTCCCACAGTTCCGCCAGTTGTTATATGCATTCCTCTGACTCTTGTTCTACTACCAAATATTACAGCTCTTCCGCCTGTAGTTCCCGCAGCGTTTCCAACTGAAGTGTTAGTTCCCACGGCACCATCAACGGCTATTTGAGTAACAGTATTAAAAAATTTAGTGCCTGTCACTGTGTTTGCGTTTGGTCCTGTAATATCTTCTGTAAGGGCATTACCTGCAATATCTGTCCCAGTTACTGTAAAAGTAACTGCAGAGATATCTGCAGCCGAAGTTAAAGTCAATAAACAAGCTTGGTCTGTTTGATGAAAAGCACCTGTCCCAGCTGCTGCTGCTAAAGTTAAATTATCAGCTCCACTTGTGGTCTGTAAAGCAGCCACCGATGCTGTTGCAGCGGCTAAATTGTTTAAGAATGTTTTACTTTTTACGTCTGTTGACATTTGTTTCTCCTAAAAATTCGTGTGGGCCGAAGCCCACACTATTACTTATTAAAGTTCAGTATTAGCTGTTCTCTCTTTACCTGCTGAAATGTAATCTAAAGTCATTACTTTTGCAACAGCTTCACCGTTTTGAATTCCAAATGAAACAGCCAATTCTTCATCGTCTGGAGCATTTGTTCCTACAGCGGAACCAACTTTTACGTTATCTTTATAGACATGAAACTTTCTGTCTCTTGGATCATAATAAAATCCTAAAGTCATGAAAGTGTCATCAGCTGCATCACCACAAGAAACAGTTGTTTCTGTGCTATCTTTTTCGATTACTAATTCTATTGAAGTAGCACCGTCAGCTTTTCTAAAATAGATACCATCAGTCGTTCCATCAATGAACGCTGTGTCAGTGATGATTAAACCGATAGCAAAGTCAGATTGAGTTGCGTCACTTACTTTAAATCTAGTTTTAAAGTATAGA